TTTAAACCCATCAACAGCAGAAGCAAATAGACCTTTATGGTTCTCACATCCGGCAGGACAATTGCTTGCTCAGTTTGCAGGTTATCCTACTGTGTTCAATAATACTATTCTTAAAAGATGGTCATATGAAACTGCGGAAGATATAAAAAGAGTTGGTCAAGGACAAGTTCCTCAGGCTACTGGAAGAATTTTAGGAACTGCTACAGCGATGACCTCAATTGCTGTATTTATGAATGCTCTTAGAAGTGGTGGTAGAAGTTTAGAAGAAGAGGACGAAACTATTATTTTAGAAGCTATACAACGATGGGGAGGATTAGGTCCTACAGATGTCTTGTATAGAATGCAACAAAACACAATTCATGGTAGTGGTCCAATAGGTACTATTACAAAATCTTTACCCGGACCAATTGTTAGTGATGTAGTGGATGCAATAGCTTATCGAAAAGGAATTCCAGAAATACTTGCAACTAATACTCCTTTTTATAGTGCCTTACCTAAAGATATAAGAGATTCATGGAAGAAAGGAGCTAGAGAACTTAATAAACAATTAACAAGAGGGATGTTTGAAGAGCCTAAGACTAGTAAATATTATTCACCTATTAGTATGTATGCAAAAGGTGGAGTAGTTAACATACCTAACGCATCTACAGAACCTGATGAAAAGAAAGTAAGAGGACTACCTTTAACTTATGCAGAACTAGGAGGAGTTTTAGCTCAAGATGTTGAAGATCGTAGAGGTTTTGTATTAGGTGGACTTGTTAATCAATTAGTTCATTATGTATCGCCTACAACACGTAGAGCTTTTGTTGGATTAACAGAAGATGCAACAGAAGATGAAGTACTTAAACATCTTACAAAAGAAATTAGAAAAGCTGAGCCAATTTTAGAAGTAGACACACCTACAACACTTCATAAAAAAACTGACGCTGATAAGTTTTCTAAAACTGTAGACCCTGAAGTAGTTCGTTATGTAGATTCAGATAAAATAAGTGAAATAGAAAAAGAATTAAGATACACAACTGAAATAGGAGCTAAAGCAACTTCTAAACCTAAAGATTCTGGTAAAAAGAAAGTTAAACATAAAGGTAAACTTAGATTAATTAGACCTCTTGAATTAGGAAAAGCTTCGCCTGAAGCATTAACAGGTTCAAGATTTGTAGAATCTTTACAAGTAAGTAGAGTATTACGAGATAATATTATTAATAACTCTCCCCTGCCTAAATTAGATGCAGAAAAAATTATAAATAAATTAATAGAAGATTATAAAGATACACAAAAACTTATTACAGGATTTTCTACACAGCCTATAGAAGTTACACAACCTTTATTAGATATAAAACAAAGTATTAAATTAAGAGAAGCATTAACAGATTTAGGTTATGATAGTATTCGTTACAATGAAACTGAATATATTTTATTTGATAACAATCAATTTAGAGTTACGAAGAAGTTAAGGTTAAATGAAAACTCTATTGGTTTTGCCGAAGGTGGAAGAGTTAATCTAGCAAAAGGTGGAGAAGTTGAAGAAGAAAAGAAAGAAGAAGAGAAAGATTCTTTTAAACTTGTAGGTAAAGATGGTTGGTTATTTGATCACACAAATCCTTTAGATTATGCCATGTTAATTCCGGGTGTAGGTTTTGTAGGTTGGGGAGCTAAAGCAGCTAGTGCTGCCTCAAAAGCTTCAAAGTCTTTAAAGAACTTTCCAAAAACTGTATATCATGGTGGGCAAGAGTTTGATAAAATGAAGTTTGGAAAACTAGACAAGCCTGTGTATACTGAAGGTTTACATAAATCTAAATTCTCCGATGAGATAGCAGGTGTTTATACATCTGCTGATCCGAAATATGCAGCAGGATATATGGAAAGATTTAGAAGTTTAAAAACTAAAGACAAAGGTATCTTAGATCATATGAAAATTGATGATCCAAAAGTACAAGCCCTACGTCCAAAAGAAGTAAAGGCTCAAATAGAAAAGTACGGGTATCCCGGTTTTATGAAGATAGATGTTTCGGGAATTAAGCCTAAAGAAATACATTTTTGGGATAAACCTTCTAAGGGTATGAGAAAAACAATAGATAAACAGATTGAGTTTGAACGTGCTAGGAAAAAAACAGAAGCAGGTATTGATCCATTGGCTAGTAATACTCGTATAGGGCAGCTTAAACAATTAAAAGATTATAAAAAATTAAGTATAGATGATCCTACATATTTTCCTAATTTAACTTTATATCAGCGTTCTTTTTTAAGAGATAATAATATTAGAATTGTAACTAAAAGTACCCATGCTAATAATTTAAAACTACAACAATTTGCTAAAGCAAAGGGTAAGTCAGAACCTAGTGAGTATATTTTAATAGATAATTTTCCAGTAAAGACATTAAAACCTGATGAGAAAGATCAAGTCATTGCAGCTTATACCAAATTATTAGATAGCTTTTTAGATTAATGTACAAACATTTTTTAGAACACCTTGAATTACGAGAAGGTAACATAGATCATGTATACCTTGACACACTAGGCAAGCCTACATGTGGTGTTGGACATCTTTTAACTGAAGAAGAATGTAAACTCTATAAAGTCTACGAGAATGTTGATAAAAAAATTAGAGATAAATGGTTAGAAGAAGACGCACAAAAGGCTTGGGATGCAGCAGTACAACAGCTCCAAGATTTAAACATAGATAATCTTGAATTTATTATTGCTTTAGGATCAGTAAACTTTCAATTAGGTACTAGTTGGATGAATAAATTTCCCTCAGCCTATAAAGCTTTAAAAGAAAAAGACTATGATGAAGCTATTAAACAAGTCTCAACAGGATCAGGTAAGGACGGACAGTCACGTTGGAAGGAACAAACACCAGTAAGAGTAGAAGATTTCGTAACAGCTATTGACAAATTAAAATAAGGAAGCATAATGATACTGTATTTAGAAGAGCAATTAGAACAATGTTATAGACAATATTGTTTACATCAAGTTAGACAGGACATGCCGTTTATGTCATTAGACGATTTTAGAGAAATGTTTGAAGATTTAATGGCAGTAATATACAAAGAAGAGGAAGAAGCATGAAAGCAATGTTAAAAAATATAGTAGGTGCAGTAGCTCCTACGCTTGGTACTGCCCTTGGTGGACCAATGGGAGGCATGGCAGCTAATATGATTGCTGATGTATTGGGAGTTCCTAATACACCTAAAGCAATTGAGAAAGCTGTACAAGAAGCTACACCTGAACAGATGCTTGAGCTCAAGAAAGCCGAACAAGCTTTTGAAGTTCAGATGAAAGAGCTTGATGTAGATGTATTCAAGCTTGAAGTAGCAGATACTCAAGATGCAAGAAGTAAGTTTGGTAAAGACTGGACTGCTCGTATAATGGGCATAGCTACATTAGGTGGATTCTTAGGTTACATATTCTTAGTAACTCTACAACCACCTGAACAGAACTCAGAAGCATTAATCAACTTAGTACTTGGATATTTAGGAGGCTTGGCAAGTGCTGTAATAAGTTTTTACTTTGGAGCATCACATAAATCTGACTAATGGAAAAGACTTTACAAGATATAATCGCTAAATATAAAGTAAGCGAAACTAAAAAGGGTCAAGATGATTCTTGTTATCAAGGATTGTTTTGGGATTTAGAAACCAAAAAGTTCCTTAGATGGAACGAACTTAGAAAGGAGTGTAAATCAACTGAAAGCAGTGACCGATAGTGTCTGCGTTATATGTATTGTTGGTTGGACATATTTAGTAGTTTCGGGATACTACTACTACTTCTAACCACTACTAAAAACTGAAGAGGAAATTAAAAAGAATGCTATTGTTAGCTTCACAGGGATAATGCACCCTAAAAATGGAGATAGAATGAAAAAAGTATTAGGAGCACTACTTTTATCAATGTTACCCATATTAGTATATGGAGAACAAACAGGTAACTGTACAGCAGGGGAACAATATTGTGAGCAAAATAGTTTAGAGACAACTAATACTACGACTACGACTAACACAAATACTAATACCAATACAAATACTAACACGAATACTAATACTAATACCAATACGAATACTAACACCAATACTAATACAAATACTAATACGTCTACTGCTACTAATACCAATACTAATACGAACACAAATACGAATACAAACAATAGCACTAACGTAAACACTTCAACAGCGACAACAAACGCTACATCTAATAATACTAATACAAATACTAATGCTAATACAAACATTAACACTAGTACTTCAACAGCTACATCAACTGTAAACTCTACAGTTAATCAGACTGTAAATAATAACAATACAAGTACAAGTACTAACACTAATGTTAATACTAATAATAGTACTTCAAACAACACAAACACTAATACAAATACAAACATTAATAAATCTGAATCTGAATCAAATGTAACTACGAATAATGTTAATCAAAATAATAACAATACTACATCTGATAACACAAACAGAAACATCAATCAGAGTAACTCTACTCAGACAATCAAACAGGAGATAACTAGTAAAGCTCCTCCTGCTTCTGCAATCGCACCAAGTATCATGTCTTATTCACAAGACCTTTGTACTGTTGGTAGATCAGGAGCATTCCAAGGACAGGTCTTTGGTATATCAACAGGTAGAACAGTAAGAGACGAAAACTGTGAAAGGTTAAAACTTTCTAAGTATCTATATGATACAGGTATGAAAGTTGCTTCAGTTGGAATACTTTGCCAAGACAAGAGAGTTTTTCAAGCTATGGAAATGGCAGGTACTCCTTGTCCTTACATGGGTAAGGTAGGTAAAGAAGCTGCTAAAGGATGGAAAGAAAACAAAACTGATAGACCTGACTACAAAGAACATAGAAATAAATTCTTAAGTAAATGTAAAAAGACACGTAACGCTAAAGGTAAAAAGAAATCAAGACATACTTGTGAGAAAGAATTTCATAGTAACTAATGAACAAGGTTAGCATTATATGTGCAACTGCATTGTCAATTGCTGCTCTCTTTTTTGCAGCTAAAGGTAATTCAGCATATGTATATGAAGCTGACCAAGACCTTTTTAATTTAACTAGTCTTACTGGTACTACTAATTTTAATACAGGTGATGATCAATTAGCAGGTGCTTTTAATTTAGACTTTACGTTTACTTTATATGGTGAAGACTTTACATCTGCTAGGATGGCTACTAATGGTTGTCTTCATTTTGGATTAGGAACAGGTAATGTAAACTACAATAACTATTGTGGAGATTATACACCTGATCCACTACCACATACTAACTATACTCTATATCCTTTTTATACTGATTTAATTAGGGATGGTGGTTCAAAGATGCTTGCTAAAAACTTTACGGATAAAGCTGTCTTTGGTTGGTATAACATGAAAGAGTATGGTAGGAATAATACTGACAATAGTTTTGAAGTTATCCTTTGGACTAATGATACCTTTGAATATAGGTATGGAGATTTAAATATCACCAACCACGATGTATTAATTGGAGAACAAGGAAGTGCAACAGAAATCTATACGTACCTTTTTCACGATGAATGTAACACAGGTACAACTAATGTTGCAGGTACATGTGTTAACACTAATTGGAATGGTACAGCTAGTAATACTTTACTAGAAGATGGTGGTAGTTTATATGGAGAAGGATCAGGAAATGCTATAGACTGTAGTGATCCTTTAAATAATTCTAGTTGTTCAGGATATGCAGCAGCTTATTTAGCACAGCAATGTGGTATAAATGCATTACATAGTACTTCATGTCCTTTATATTGGGAAGCTTATGATGACCAACAATGTGAAGAAGACCCACAGTATGCTCCGTTCTGTGCAGGTTATACACAAGAGGCTTCAGTAGCTTATTATATTGAAGAAGAATTTGATTACGGATACGAAGAAGAGTTTGATTATGGTTATGAAGACGAACATACTACTGATAGTTATGGTATAACAGAAGAGTTTGTTTGGGAAGATGACTACGGATACGAAGAAGATATTTGGTTTGAAGAAGATTACGCATGGGTTGAGGAAGAGATTTGGTTTGAAGAAGAATTACTTTGGGAAGACCCATATATAGAAACAATTGATTTTATAGAATATATAGAGACTTATGATTACGAAGAAGAGTTTGTATTCTACGAAGAACAATATGAACCAATACAGCATCTAGAAATATTTGATGCTGAAGACTTAACAGAACTCTATGAGTTTGAAACTATAATAAGAGAGGAGCTACCTTATGACGAAGAAGAAAACTACTTGGCTTTCGAGGACTTTGAAGAACTTGAAGAATGGTTTGAAGAGGAGATGGAAGAAATCCAAGAAGAGCATGAAGGCAGCGAAGAAGAAACTGAAGAATTATATGCCGAAGCCGAAGAAGAAATCTTCGAGGAAGAAGCCGTTGAAGAAATCTACGAAGAGCTCGAAGAAGAGTGGGTAGCAGAAGCAGAAGAAGAAGCACTTCTCGAAGAGTCAGAAGAGGCAGATGTTGTTGGTTTGTTAGTAGACAGAGAAGAGGGAAGCTCAATGAATATGGAGACAGCCCTCAACGTAGTAGCTAGTACAGTTCAAGCTGCTGCTAATAGTGTGAGTGGTACGACAGCAGGAACGTCTGTTCATGCAACAGGTAATACTAGAGCATCAGGAGGAGCTTCATCATCTTATGGAGGCTCGTCAAGTGGAAGTGGTGGATCAGGAGTTAGTGGTGCTGTAGCTTCTTCATCAAGTGGAAGTAGTTTTAGTACTAGTAGTTCTCCAAGTCTATCGGATCAGTTTACTGCTGCATCTGTACAAACTAATACGATCTTATCCATGAGTGCTGATACAGGATCAGTAAGTAATGTAACTACAACATCTTCACCGATGCCAACAACTGAAGTATCCGTTGAAGTTGCTACAGTTGAGACACAGGTACAAGATATGCAAGGACAAATAGATACAGCAATGTCTGAAGTTAGTACACCTTCTGAAGCTGACCAAGTTGCCGATCAAATTGTAGCACAGAATTTACAAGAACAACAAGAGCAAGCACAAGCTTCTCAAGAAGAAACAGGAGAGTACGGTGATCAGTCTGTATTTGTAGCTTACTTAGGATACAACGCAGGCTTTACAGATTACTATGGAAGGGACATACCTAAACAAACTAATTGGTATGAACCTAGAGCCATCTATACTGATGTAAAAATAGATGATAACATTAACGCTTTTTATAAACTAGCAGGAGATAATTTGAATACTTTAACTACCATGAAAGCTTTACAACCGGATTTGAGGGATGGAGTTTTTTAATCAATTAATAGAATTTTGTCAAGCCGAACCATATTGGGCATTGACATTTTTCGTCTGTGGGTATATGATAGGTATACTTTATTTATAAAGGAGAAATAAAAATGGAATGGTTTGAAAATAAAACTACACAACTAATAGCTTTAGTAACTATCGTTGGTACTTTAGCAGGCTTTGGTTATACTGGTGCTACTTATGTTAATAGATTAGAAAATCTTGAAGCACAGATAGGAGGCATTGGGGATACTGAGTCAGCCCAACAGGCAATTGAAGAAAGGTTTGCGTCTATTGAAACATCTGTTGATTATATCAATAAGAGTATTGATGAAGGTATCAATCCTTCTTTAAAGAATATTGCTCAAACATCTAATGGAATGAGTCAAGATATAGTTGCTTTAGAAGCTGAAGTAAAATTTATTCAGGATGAAATTGATAAGATTTTAGAAGGAAACAAAAATCCTTTATTAGACTAGGTTGAATTTATAAAGTTCGACCATATATAAGTTTTATATTTAAGCGTCTTTAAGAGCCTAAATATAGAAATAATGCCTCGATAAGGGGCATCACCTAAACTGCTCTTAGAATGGCTTTATGTGCGTTCTAAGGGTATAATATTAACTTGCTTAAATAAGGAGTAAAAATTATGAATAGCAAATTTCTTTTGGACTTAAAACATCCAAATTTCACAACCTCATTTGTAGGATTTGATAGACTCTTCAACGAGTTATTCAAACATCAAGGACTGCAATATTCCCCACCAAGTTATCCACCTTACAATCTTGTAAAGGATGGTGACAATTACACAATAGAAATGGCACTAGCCGGTTTGACTGATAAAGATATTGATGTCGAAGTGGCAGAGAATGTTCTGACTATTTCGTATGAAAAGGTAGAGGATAAAGATGAAGAGGTAATCCATAAAGGATTAGCCATGCGTTCTTTTAAGAGGAGCTTTAACTTAGCTGAAGATATTGAAGTTAAGAAAGCTTCCTTTAAGAATGGTTTGCTTTCTGTTGTCATGGAAATAATTATCCCTGACGAAAAGAAACCTCGTAAGATTAAAATATCTTAGAAGATTGGGCAGGCTTTCGGGTCTGCCCTATTGTATTCTAGAATTAAGATCAGCCTCAACCTTATTATGAATCTTATCTAATTCAACAGTCGTTCTTCTTAATACTTGTTTTAAAGTATTGAAGAGTACAGGCTTTAATCTTTCTTCAAGCGTGTCAATTTCACTAACACTTCTTTCACTATAGACTTTTCCTTTTTGATCTATAACTAATTTGTAACTAATCAAGGTTGCTTCGTTCTTTCTCATTTTTTATATCCGTAAAAGTTATACTTCCATGTTCTCCTCTTAACCCTGACTTCATATACGAAGTTGCCTTACCCTCAAAGAAGTTTTGATGTTCAATACCAATCACTTCATCTATCCATGTTAGAGGGTTCTCTCTTTGGTCGTAGTTTGTTTTTAATCCTAATTGTAATAATCTTCTATCAGCTATGTATCTATTGTAAGCATACATATCTTCTTTTGTTAGACCTTCTAAATCTCCCATCTCAAATACAAGATCAAGAAACTTATCTTCTAACTCTACCATATCTCTGCATATCTGATATAGTTCTTTCTTAAAATCATCGGTCCATATCTCAATGTTCTCTTGTATGAACTCTCTAAATAGTCTTGTCATTGCCTCAACATGTAAGCTCTCGTCACGTATTGAGTAGGCTATTACTTGTCCCATGTTCTTCATCTTACCAAAGCGAGGGAAGTTTAACAAGACTGCAAAGCTACTGAATAATTGTAAGCCTTCTGTAAAAGCTGAGAAGACTGCAAGAGCTTTAGCTATTCCTTTCTTATCTTTAAGAGTTGGTTTAAACTTTTGAATATACTCATGTTTATTAGCCATCTCTTCGTACTCAGCAAAGGCTTTGTATTCTATTTCAGGCATACCTACTGTATCTAATAGTGCACTATATGCAGCTTGATGTATGCCTTCAATATGATGAAACGCACCCATCATTAAACCTGCTTCAGGCTTCTTAAATATTCTCATAAATGTATTGACATAAGCTGAACCTACATCAACATCTGACTGAGTAAACAATCTAAATATTTGTGTTAATAAATTTCTTTCACTATCTGAAATAGTATTCCAATCTTTTACATCAGTTGACAATGGTATATCATTGTGAGACCAATGCATTTGTGTTTGTAAATCCCAGTAATCATACATCCAAGGATGATCAAAAGGTTTGTAATAATTTCTAGAGCTCAATAGACTCATTTCTTTTCTCCACTTGTTCAGCATACTTTTGAAGTAGCCAACTGTTATATGTTTTTATATATTCTTCTCTGTCTAATGCAATTGCACCGAAGGCTGAGTTTTCATCACAATGGTCCAACCACATACGGGTGCAAAAACTTCTATATGTATCTGACATTAGAAGTTATCCTGTAATGATTTAAGTTTCTCTTCAGCAGCAGTTAACTTATCCATTAAATTATCCATTGAAGTAATTAATTCAGGGTGTTCTGCTACACCTACTGAGGTTGAGAAGTAAACAAGTAACTCTGCTTTAGCTACAGCTACCTGTCCTTCGTATAGTTTTGTAAGTGCATCATACTTACTTTCATATAGGGTATCACCTTGACTTACTGTCTTCATTCTTTTCTCCTTGTGGTTCTGCTTGCCAACAGTTTAAGTTAGCAGCTACTGTTCTTCGTTCTCCTTCACCAAAGAAAGGATACACCATATGTTGCATCCACGAAGGGAACATTAATTGTTTTCCTACTACAGGCTCTACTGATATAGATTGTGGTGGTCTTAATTTTTCTGTATTCATAATCTCATTACGTCCATAAGTAAATGCTAAGAAACCATCACAAGCTCCTGAATCATTATACAATGTAAATGTCTCAGGATTCTTCATACTATTACCAAGCTTACCTATTTGTTCAGGTACTTTAGTCCATGTAGTTGTAGATATACCCATAATTGTTTTAGTACCATGATCATGTATAGGATTATAGTCTCCTTCATAACTATGTACCGACCACAATTCATCTATATCTACCATTCTATTTTTATGATAGTGTCCTGTTATATTTCCAAAAGCTTGTAAGTAAGCTACTCCCATAGAGGTAAGAAACGTATAGTAATCTCTTAATAGTTCATGCTTGTGATCCATTAAGAGTTGTTCTCCTTGATGAATCTGACCAACTAAAGTATGAGCAAGAGATTTCTTTTCGGCTGTCTCTCTATATTCATCTAAGTAAGTATTAATATCATCCACTAACTTTGGAGGTACAGTACATTCTAACATTACAACGGCAGGTAAATTATGTACTTGTAAATTTAATTCGTCTGTATTTAATTCCATATCAACCCTCGCAACTTAAACATTCAACATCTTCTAAATTAATTCTTGGTATCTTTACATTTACATTCTCAGCAGACTTTGCTGCATCTGATCGTAAGTAATATAAAGATTTTAAATTATGCATCGCATACCAATGCACATCGTTTACATATTGTAAGTATTCATTGTGTACTTCTTGATCCTCTGTTGCTTTAGGAGGAACGAAAAATAAATTAACACTTTGACTCTGACAGATGTAAGGCTGTCTAATCTTTGCGTGTTCTACAATTTGTAATTGATTTATTTCATCAGCAGTTTTAAATATTTCTTTTTCATCTTTATTAAATATTTTAATATTTTGAATAGAACCTCTTTCATTTGAAATTTCTCTCCAAATTTTTTCTCTTTCCTCTACATTTAATCCTTTCTTTTTAAGTAACTTTTCTAAGAATTTATTTTTAACTTTGTAATTACCGGAGAGAGTTTTGTGCGTATATATGTTAGCACGATATGGTTCAATAGAAGGGGAAGTGCCACCACATATAATACTAGAACTGGCATTAGGAGCAACAGCGAGAAGATGAGAGTTACGATTATTGCTACCATGTACATCAGGAGCTTCACCACGTATCTCAGCGAGTCTTTGAGTTGCTGTAACAGCTTCGGTTTTGATGTAAGAAAAGATTGTATTATTAATACCAGTTTGTTGTAACCCATTAAAAGATAATCCTTTACTTTGGAGATACGCATGGAATCCCATTGCTCCCAAACCAATCGACCTTTCTCTATAAGCTGAGTAAGCAGCTTTGACCATACCTTCTTTACCTTCTTTAACATAAGTTTTAAACCTCTTAAAATTTGCAGTATATCCACCTAGTCTAGATGTATCTACTATGTCTTCAATAAAATGTTCTAATACATTGTCAAGCATTGTAATTAAATCATCTATAAATTGTTCATCTTTTTTCCACTTGTCAAAATATTCTAAATTAACACTTGACAAACAACACACAGCAGTTCTCTCTTCATTAGTAGGTAGAGTAATCTCAGAACATAAGTTGCTCTGTTTAATTTCTAAACCTAAATCTTTCTGTTCGTCAGGTAAAGCCTCATTACAAGTATCTATATTAATAAGATAAGGCTCACCTGTTTCTGCTCGTGCCTCAATTAGTTTCATCCATAACTCTCTAGCATTAACTACCTTAGTAGGCTCGTTAGTTTTAGGATCAATCAACCTCCACTCTTCATCATCTCTAACACACTTTAAAAATTCATTAGTAATGTTAACAGCATTATGTAAGTTTAAGTTCTTTCGATTTATATCACCACCTGATGCTCTACGCATATTAATAAACTCTTCAATCTCAGGGTGAGATATATCTGAGTAGGCTGCGTAACTTCCTCGTCTTGTTGTGCCTTGATTAAAGGCAAGCATCTCTGAATCTACGACATGCATAAAGGGGATTGAACCAGTAGAACGAGAACCATTACCAGTTGAAATGCCATCACTCCTAACATCTCCCCAATATCCACCGATACCTCCACCTGAACTTGCGAGCCATATGTTTTCATCATAGTGATCAGAAAGACCAACCCTCGAATCAGGTACGTAATTGAGAAAGCAACTGATAGGAAGCCCACGAGTTGTTCCTCCGTTACTAAGTATAGGAGTACTAAACATAAACCAATGATCGGATGCATAATTATATAACCTCTGTGCTAAATTAAAATCTATATGTCCTTTGTAAGTAGCAGCAAATACGGCTGCTCTTGCAAAAGCTTCTTGAGGACTTTCTTCTTCTGCCCAAAAATATCTGTCCTTTAATGTATCAATACTAAACTTATCAAGTTTACTATCCTTACTATAATCTATTTGAATTCCTAAATATTCCTCAGTCATTCGTGTCTCCTAAATGATACTTAGTATCTTCTAAGGCTATAGCTATTATAGCATAGTGAATAATTTTAAGTAAGTCCATCTCTGCATCTGACCCATCTTTCTTACCACATCTCATAGCATACTTCATAATGTTACCCATACAAAAACCTTTACCGTGTCCTGCATCTATAATCATATCAGTTGCTTGATACTTTCCTTGTGCGTAATGTCTTTCGTATGTTCCATCTACATACCTCTGTATCTGTTCTAGTATATTTTTTTCGTTAAATTTATATTCCATTGTATCTCCTTAATGTATAGTTTTTGCCTCAGAAATTTCATCTGTTCTCTCTTGTAATTTTAATGTTACTAATTCATCTAGTCTTAAAAGTAATCCTATATCTATTTCATCAGTTGAGTCTCCTTGAAAAATGAAACCACCTAAGATAAATAATAGATCATCTAAATTTATTGTGTTTACATTATAGTCAGGCATTTTCGTTCACCAAATCCTCAAGAGTTAAATTAATATTCTTCTTTAATCTTTTCTCAACCCACTTATGATTCATAAAGGACAGACAAATAGTATATCCTTTATAATAATATTCTTGGTCAGGGAGAGCTTGATCTAATGTCTCTTCAGTTATTTGTTCAGCATCATCAGTCAATAAACTATTGATCCATTGTACCTGAATTTTCTCTGCTTGTCTACGAATAAATTTAGCTTTCTTGCCATTCATTTGTGATCTCCTGTACTCGTGGTTCTACCACTAGGTCTGTGAAAAAGACAGGACCTCTTGCATAATTATATATACGCAAGCCTTGTCCATTGTTTGATTCAGCATGGCACTCCTGTTTATGAGGACACCATACACATTCTCTTGGAAGTTTAAAGTTGCCCTGCGTTCCCTCTGCTATCGGTTGATAACATAACTCAGGTGGTTCGGGCTTTTTTAGCGTTGCCTTCAACCCTTTAATTTTAGACTTTATATCCGGTTTGTCAAGTTCATCAGGTCTAAAGAACCAAAGTTCTCCTGTTTCTTTGTTGATAGCTAGAAAACCTCCTTGATCTGTGCCTTCTGCTTCTTCATATCCGGCAAGCTGTGCCATATATCCAAAGCTATCGTTCTCAGGTAGAGTACCATTCTTAAATTTATTAAATGAAAAGCCTGATGCAGATTTTATATCTACCACTTCTCCATCTATCTTACAATCTATATGACCTTTAATACCATTAACCTTAACTTCTTTCTGCTGATCAGTTATCTCATGTCCTGATAGCTTTACAAGAAAGACTACTAATGCTTCCAATATATGTCCATATAAAAATTTAATAAGCAATGTAGCCTGTAAATCTTTTGCTTTTATTTTAGAATGTTTGTTGTACCAAAGTTGACGAGCAGGTTTACCTACATTAGACATACGTAAAGCATCTTTAGTCTTAGGTTGTTTCTTAGTCCACCCTCTAAGAGCTTCTTTCATATCTTCACCGAATGATTCAATCAGGTCTTCAGATAACTCTAAGCCTTCTCCTTTTGATAGAGGAATTAAAGCTTTGTATATATCATCAACTATATTTTCTAATTTCTTTTTCATTATTATTTTTTATTCCTTTTTCTTTGTATAAATGTTTGTAAAAGTTACCGACTGTTAAAATTTGTTCCGGTGTTGCTTGATTCTTAATAGAGTTAGCCATAAGCGAAACAATAATAATATTATCTTTTACATATCCTTTTTCAGGTACTATTCTATCTAAAGATGGAGAATTTTGCCAGTTGTTTTTACTTTTACCTTTACCCCATTCTTGTCCTTGTTTATTTAATTCAAACTTAATTCCTAAGATAGGGCACTCTTCTGTTATTATCTCTCGTAAATCATGAATGCTTAGACTATAAGGAATATTGTTTTTCTTAGCTCGATGTCTAGCTGATTCTTGCATATCTCTAAGATGTTGATTATCTCCCACTTGTTTTATTTTTCTATTTTGTTTTTCTAAATTTCTATAATAAGCTTTAAAACAAGAATTACAAATACGTTTTCCTGATTCCATATTACTAGGATAACAATTACCTTTAGGATTAGTTACCCTACTACCTTTAACCAAAACAACATCACAAACTCTACATGTTTTAATGGGTTTCACTCCAATCACCTCCTATTTTATATTCCCCTGTTAAAGGGCAACGCATGTTATAATATTCACCTGCCTTCTCAATACAACCGACAGCTAATTCTCCTATATGATCTGCTAAATCTTCTCTAACTTCCATTTGCCATTCATCGTGGATGTTAGCTACAAACTTAGCATCATATGTATTTAATTTAATGAGAGAGTCTAGCATAGCTAATGCTCTCTTCATAACTATTGCACCACCACCTTGTAATAAACTATTCAAAGCAGCATGTTCATTTCTAATAAATATCTTACGACCATCTAATCCTTTGAGGTATCCTCGTTTAGCTGCTTTAAATACTCTTTCTCTAAGAGTTCTAAGTGATGGGTTATTAGAGAGGAAGCGTTCTTTAAGTTCTGCTCCAAGCTTTTTACCTCCTCCAACCACACTCCCAATTTTTGCATCTCCTGCCCCATAGATAAAGGCATAGATGAAAGTCTTACTCTGATCTCTTGATTCAAGTCCTGCAAGTCTTTGATTAGCTGTGTGTATGTCTCCTGTCGTAACTTCATTTATATAATCCTCATCGTCCATATAGTGTGCAAGCATTCGTAGTTCAAGACCACTAGCATCTACACCTAATAATTTATAACCATCTTTAACTGTCCAACAGGCTCTACATTCCTTCCCATATTCACTAGCTAAACTAGGAACTTGAGCTACATTAGGAGACCTGTGGGACATTCTACCTGTGATAGTACCATTAGGTACTACAAAACCATGCACTCTACTGTCTTCATCAACAGCCAGTATCCATGAATCTATCTGTGCAATTCTCTTCTGTAATAAAAGAAACTCTGCTATTAATCTAGCCTCAGGTATTTTCTTTACCTTAGCTAAGGAAGATTCATCTACAATTGGTTGACCAGTAGGAGTAAACCTATTAGGTTTCCAACCAAAGTCTGTAAGATATTCACCAATCTGTTTACGACTACCTAGATTAAAAGGTTGTAACTTCTGCCTCATAAAAGGTTTTAAGTCAGCAGTTGCTAGTACTTTTTCATATTCTTCAGCAGTCAAACCTGACTTAGATAGTGTACCATTCTTTTTAAGTTTAGGTGTTACTAATTTTATATCAACCATCTTAGGTTTGAATACCTTCTGAACTTCCTTTTCAACCTCGAACATTCTTTCTTTTAATTGTGCAACTAATAACATAGCCTGCTCTTGATTGAATTCAAATCCAGTATCTTCCTGTTCTTTTAATACTAAAGCAACAGAATGTTCTAAATTAATAGACTCTTCTGAAAAATCTTTACCTTCTTCAAGAAGTCTTTTGTAAACTCTTTCATTTAATATCACATCTTGCTGACAATACTTCAACATGTCTGTGTTATAACTATCCCAATCCTCAGGTTGTTCAGCCTTAGGCATACCAACTACGTATCCCCAAGTCTTTAAACTGTGACCATTCTCTCGGATCGGATTAAAAAGTCTTGACATAACTAAAGTATCTTTAATAACTTTATCATTAAATTTAACATCATGTAGTCTTTCAAGTACAGGAATATCAAAACCTAAAATGTTATGTCCTATTAGAACATCTGCTTCTTTAAGATACGTAATACCTTCTTTTATTCTAGAAGGACCAAAGGAAACGACAGGTTCTCCTAAAGGTTTAGCTACTATACACCAAATAGTATCAGGTTTCAAACCATTGGCTTCAATATCAAATACAATTTCTTTCATACTGCCTCCTAAAATGGTAGATCATCTAAAGTATCCTCGTCTGTGAGTTCACTCATGCGACCTGTATGTGGGTTATATAATAAACTACAGGCTAAACCTGTGTCTCCTGTGTATCTAGATTTAAGAACTCGGACCTTTGTAGTATTGGCTTCCTTCTCATCTTCTGACTGTTGGTTTCTTTCTAAAGCTATAACACAATCTGATAGTTGTGATATACCTTGAGATCCCTTGAGATGCGATAACGAAACTTCAATACCTTGTTCGTGTCCTTTCTCTCCTGCTGCTCTTCTAAGGTGAGATACTAAGAACATACCTACACCTGTCTCTTCAACAAGAGAACGTAAACGATTCATAAGATTATCAATACCTCTACGTTCATCGGATTCAGTAAGCTGATTCACTAACATATGTAAGTGATCCACTATTACCCAATCACATTCACAACCAACGATCATGTATCTAAGCTTAGAAAATATTTCATCTATATCTGTAGCTCCTAAATGAGCATGGATAAATACTTTATCTTTCTGAATTACCTTATCAAATAACTCGGTGAGTTGTTCGTCTGTGTAATTCTTTCTTTTCTCTTCAAGATAAAGACGATCATTAGCTTCGATAGATACAATACCATCAGCAGTTCTAAGCCAGTTCTCTTCAAGAGCTATGATACCTACGTTATCTTCTGTGTTCTTAATAAGATAATGAGTAAGCTCTCTTGTGATACTTGACTTACCTAAACCCGTTCCACCTGTAAGACAAACGAGTTCATTTTTTCGCATACCAAATAGCTTTTTATTTAAGCCTTCCCATGGATATGCAATACTTGGTTTGGTTTCTCTATGTAACCATTTATCTTTGGCACTAGAGAGTTCCATAATACCTGATGGTGTGTATGTCTTAGCATCCCACCAAGCTTTAGTAAACTGTGCGTACTGCCCTTGCTCAAGCATAGCATTAGCATCTTTAAAACCTTCAGGTAAAGAAACTATCTTAGCTTTGCCGGGTTTTATAATACGAGCAACTTTCCTAGCTGCTTCTCTTCCATACTTGTCATTATCAAAACAGATAATAACATTATCAAAAGATTCTACAAACTCAATGCTGTCTCGTATATCTCTAACTGCACCACTCGCACCACGTTTGATAGAAACAGATGCCCATTTCTTATCAAAGATTTCGTAGACTGCCATAGCATCACACTCACCTTCTGTTATAGTCAGGTATTTACCACCCTTTCCAAAGAGTTGTTCTCCGAAAAGACCAGTCCCCTCATATCCTCCATTAACTACAAAGCCTTTAGTTGATACAGTTCTAGTTTTAGTAGAAACTATTTCATTACTATTGTAGTAAGGGTAGATATGTTTAAGAACATTACCTTGACTATCATAAATAACTCGTACACCATATTTCTTTGCAACATCTTCACTAATATTACGATCAGTCAAGTCTCCAAAGACTCCTGTGTATGAGTTTAAGAATGTGGTAGGCTCTTTATGTGTAGACATCTCTACGATATTCCCATCAAGAGAGTCTTGATAGTTTTTAAAATGGCTCTCGCAACTAAAGCAGTAGCCTGAACCATCTTTATTTGTAGAAACAGGATCACTTCCACCACATTTCGGACATGGTAGATTGTGCCGATCCCAATTACTTTGTTCCATATAACCTCCTCATAAAAAAATGAGGGCAAGCCACTACTACCTGCCCTCGATCTAACAACGATACTAAAATTACTTAGTATCTTTTTCATCAGTAGTGTCGTCTTCATCAGCAACCTCTTCAGCTACTACAGTTTCATCAACCATAGCTTCATCAGTTAGATTGCTTGTTACAACATTACTGAATACTTGACTAGATGTATCTAATACTTGCCTTAATCGATTGATAAAAGCCATCATATCTACAGCTTGTCTTGCTTCAGGACTTAATAAACCCGTGTCATAAATTTTAGATGAACCATCATCATTATTTATAGTTATAGGTGGTCCTGAAAGTTCGGGAGTATCTGCCATTAGAATTCCTCCCCGTCAAGTAATTCAGCTCCGTCTTCGGAACGATACTCAACAAGGTCAAGCACTTGAACTGCTTGTAAGTCCAACCCTTTATAAGGTCCAAACTTATTCTCGCCTTCGTACTCGTTATACTGAACCTTGACTTTAGAACCATTACCAACTGAATAGTTAACTTCTTGTTTGTCTGCATCCAGTAATCTAGGTGCAGGTCTGACCATTCCATTTGGTCCGTTAACTTTTCTCTTGATAACTATTGATGGTCCTTCATCAAGTTGTTTGATTGTGTGTCCTCTTGACGCAAAATCATTTGCAGTATCCTCGTCAACCACTAGGTTGATTGTGAATACTGGTTCAAATCTGGTATTAGGTGTTTTAATACTTGCCCAATACGCAGTTCCTTCTTGTACTGCCATATTTTTCTCCTTGTTATTTAACAGTATTATAAAAAACCATAGCTAACTCTTTCGAGTTGGGGCTATGAGCCAGTTGCCCCATCACCTCAGATAACTGAATTAAGTAGCACCTTGAGGAGGATGGAGATAGAGGGCATAGCTACTTAATGACTCAAGGAAATTGCCTTTAATATTAAGGTCATGTCTTTGAGTGCAAGCAGTATACCACATCTAATTCTACGATGCAAGCAATTTATTCAAGAAATTTATTATTCCTGATTGCTCTTTTGAATCTACATATAAATTATATGTATCAGAAGTAGCTGAGTGTACAATAGAATAAGTATCTTTATTCTTATACATCTCTGCACCATTCTCTGTACAAAAGGTATCCCATTCTCTGAACTGGTCCTTTGTTAACTTGAATAGTTCTTCATTCATTGTCTTCTCCTTATTAATTTAAACTTGTTTCTCCATTTACTTTTCTTATAGATTGCCATAGTTCCATCAGCATATCTAACTTCAAGTACTCCACCATTAGCATGAAGAGAGGTGATAGTATCTTTCTTAACCTGCTCTTCATACATAGGTCTAACATCATACTCAGTCATAGTCTTCTTCTAATTCTAATTCACTTATAGCTTCTTCAAAGACTGACTCACATTCATAGAATGCACTCTCTAATTTATGTTCGGCTTCTGTTACTTGATCTAATAGTTCATTCATCTCGTCAAGTAAACCATGCTGATCAGCTAGACTAGAAAGTTTTGTTGTGATTTCACCCACAGGATAACAAAGATACTTAGCTTCTTTAGTTATCTCTCTAGCTTCTCTTAAAGCACATTCTAATTCGTGTCGTGTATCTTTAATACCTATCCATTGATTTACTTTATTAAATCTAAACCTTCTAAACTCTCTTGATTCAGTTTGTTCATCAGTACCTTCAAAGCCATCGAAGTCTCCGAAGAATCCTGTAGGTGTTATCTCTCTAACAATATCCATACCATAATTAAACTTTATAGTTTGTTTAGTTTTAATAGCTTCAATAACATCTAGTGTTGCTTTTGATACGTCAATCATTTTTTATCCTTTTCATACTGCCAAGTCTCTCTATTAAATCTAAGACCTAACAATTCTCTTAGTCTCCATTCTAAGTTTATTAAATTTTGCAGGTCACTTACATATAAGTCTCCGCATTCATTTAACATTTGTGTTGCCGAATCTAATTCTCTTAGATACTTTGAGTATTGGTCTAACTCTTTTGGAGTTAACTCGATAACTGTTTTTGTTTTTAAATGTTTTACTTTCATTTTTACCCTCCATTAATTATTAATATAAGTAGGCAGTTTTTGGGTAGTGATGCCTAGCACTACTTCGCAAATTGTGGCTTTGTTGTTTAAAGTATGTACAAACCTCCACGCAAGTGTGGGAAAATCAGACTTATACTTAGTTGCAGTACCTACCGAATCGGAATCCTTCTATCCTGCATTAGTCAACGAATCAGGAAACTAAGTACTAGCACTACGCAACTTTAAAGTCATTCTATAAATAAGTGCCAACATCTATAGAGTAGACAATATTTAATATTCTTCCTCTAATTCATTTAAGAATTTATCAACTCTGTTTGCTACCCAATCAGGTATGTCTGCTATCTTTTCTTCCGTACCATCTTCCCAAACAATACCTAAATTCCATGCAGTTATTTTCATTTTCCTTGACCTCTATATTTTTTGTAGGTTTCTTTCTTTCTCTTCGGCATGGTCGAGTAACCTACATTACCTCTACCAATCGAAGTCTTTTTACCTCGTGAACCTGTCTTAGATACGTGCTCTACTTGTGTTCTAGCTTTTCTCATTATTAATTAGTACCTCCAACAGTTCTTTCTCATCTGTAATTAAATCTCTTACTTCCCTCAAATCATTTAAGTCTAAGTTACCATGTCTAACCCACTCTTCATCAGTCTCATCACAATTTAACTGCACTACATGAGTAATGCTAGGCATCAGAACTATATTGTCTAACGCTTCTTGCATAGTTACTGCAAAAGTTTTAATGATAAACTCTTCATTATCTTCATCTATAACTTGAGCTCTATATTGTTTGTAATTCAATTGGTCCTCCTTGCATACATTCCTGTTAACTTTTCTTTCTTAGGGTGTTCCTTTCTGTTAATGTCGTCCAAAATTTCTTGCTGTAGTCTATCATTTTCCTTCTCGTTTGTCAACCCTATAACTTTTATGTTCTGTTTTTTAGGTCTCCAATTTTTATAGAAGATTAGTTTCTTAGGTCTTACAGCATATGTCCATTGGACAGGAACACCCTTGTCATCATAATAAAATTTTAATTCCATTCAGTTATCCTGAAGTCAGGCTCAATTGAAAAGCCTGAAGGTATAAACCTTACTTTATTTTCTACTTCCTCAACACTTAGAGTAGGACTAATTGAATCACCTGTCTCTCTATTTAATCCTAAGATTAAACCATTCCCTGCTAATCTAACTGAGTGTTCAGTTCCAAAGTATTCAAAGTATAATTGGTCCTCTCTATATAAACCTTCATCGTCAACATAGATTGAGTTCTTCCCATCTATACTAACAACATCAAAAGTTCGGCAGTCTATTAACTCATAGATATTATCTAGAGTATCATCGTGCTCTACTTCTTTTACTAATTGGTTTTTTACATCTATTAATATTGCTTTCATATTAGTCTCCATATTTATTAAAATGTTTTCTAGCGTATTTTTCTGCAAAGAAATCTAATGCTTCTCCTGTCAGACCTTTAGCTAACCCTATCTCTAACCCTTCATCAAAGAGTTGTTCGATTCTTAAATCATTAAAGTGATTGCTCATTCTTTCTCCTTTGTTCTTCTGCCATAAAATTTAAATCTGCTGATGATACTGCTGATCTACAATGAGTTTGTAAAAACGCAAACGCTTCACCTAAGATAACTTTATCATCAAAATTATTTTCAGGATATACATTTAGAACATGATCAACCACATCATTAAACAGATCAGGTCTACCTTCTATTTCCCAATAGTCTCCTAAAAAATCTATTACTTCTTCTCTCCACGTTATTTCTTCTTCAGTCATTATAGTTTCTCCGTCAATTTTTCAATATAATCTTTCAGTTCATCAATCTGTTGTTGTAATGAATCTAAATCATCTTGAATATCATAATGTAAATCATTAACTCCCTGACTAATCTGTTCAATAGCATAGTCATGGTCATACTTTTGACGTTCTTCAATATCAAATAAATTATTTCTAATATCACTAATTGTATTTGAATCTTCTATAATTTCTTCAATTGCTTTTATTATTAATTTCATTTTTTTATCCATTGTCGGACTCCTTTAAACTTTTAACGTGTTGTTGCCAATAAGAAATAAATCTATCTATTCTTTCAATATGGTTTTCTAAATCACCTCTATTCTCATAATAGATTTTATCCTCCATAACTTGTTTTACACTTTCAAAAGATTCATCTATTTCTTTTAAATCATCTTGTAAAAAATTAATTAGTTTATCCATTGTCGGTCTCCTCATACCCATAGTCATCTTCCCAATCTCCATATTGGTAAATCAAATATTCTTTCAACTCTTTTTTACTTTCGTAATTTAGTATCATCATATCATATCTCCATAGTAATGGTTATATAATTCTTTGATGTCTCCATCATCCATGTGTTTAAAATCATTAAAAGAATGTAAATAAACAAACTCAACTAAATCGTCATGTCTGTCTTTAATTACCATTTCTTTAATGTAATCAACTTCTTGCTCAACTAAAGCATCTTTCATTTCGTCTAAAGTTATCATATTGCCCTCGCTTCTATATCCATTAGTCTATCCCACATATTTGTTGTGCTCTACTTATTAATGCTTCTTCTTCCCAACCTTCTTCGGCTGCTTGTTGTAATGCATCTTGCCATTTTTTATCTATTTTCATACTGCCCTCGCTTCTATTAAGTTATCAACTACAAAGCCTGAATAATCTTTCTTAGCTTTGCCCTTTGCTTTTAAACCAACCACTACGTTAGATTCATCTAAAAATCTCATATCGTGTGCATCTCCATCTATAACTTTCAATCCTTTAAACATTGAAGGTAATTCTTTTCTAAACACAACTGCCTTATTGTAAGGAACTTTATCAAACAACTCTGAATATTTCTTATGTGCTTCTGAATAGCTCCATGTCAAGTGGTAGTTATCTATTCCCTCAACCTTTCTTGTAGGTATCTTAGTGTAATCATAGAACAACACATCAGGAAAATAATCAAAGATGTTTTTATTCTTAATCTTAATAGTCTCCCATTGTATATCTGACGTTCCATTCAACCTTAAAGCAGGTAGCTTTCCTAAGTCCTCACATTCTTTTTGAAATTTAAAAATGTCTTTAAACAATTCTGCCATGAAAGTTCCTTTATCATCTAAGAACATTAAGGTCTTTCTAATCCTAGCTTTCTGAATACTAGAGTAAACACCACCAAGACCTGCTGTATTTAAACATGGCTCATGGCATTTTGCAATAGTAGCATATGGACATACAGTACGTTTGTTATCTGCTAGATTATGTGGTGCTAAATACATAATCCTACTAAAGTATTTGTCCTGTATCTTATTGCTCTTGTCTATCTTAGGACTAGAGCTTGATAGTAATTTATATGTTGGCATAGTTTCTCCTCAATTAAAAGTGTGTAGCTAGTGGGCAGTTGGGTTAGCAAAGATACCCCAAATTTAATCTAGGTTTTACACTTTGGATAGTTCAGTAACTGCTAATTTCCCTATCAACCATCACGCACTAGATACACTTGATAGTTTTACCCAAGTTAGTTTACTATCATAGTCTAACCTGTCTCTAGCTTGTTAAAGGACAACTAGAAAACCTTGCTAGTTATTCTAGGTACTAGCACCTTTCTACTTTAGCTTAGTAATTAAGCGAATACTTTTCTGATTGCAGTAAACAATCTAACAAAAATGTTACCATTGATAAAGCTATTATAGTCATCAATAGTCTCTAAAGTATTTTGAACGTCCATATTGTGTGCAACTTCTAAAACTTGCATACCTTTATTGGATTCATTCAACTTCACAAACCTTCTGAACCAAAGCTTATCAATAGGATTAGCTCTCTGTTTGTAAAGAGATACTTTACCTTGATGATAGCCATCAAAAGTATTTCCTTGAGTTATTTCGTTTCTCTCTTGAGCAACTCTAACTCTAAGAACATTCACTCCCAAATCAGAAGCCTGATTCCATACAGCTTGTACTGATTGTGGAGCATCTGCGATTTTTCTAGTAGTCGCACTACCTTTTCTAGTATAAGTAATATTACTCATCTTTATTTACCTCCTCAGGTATTATTATTAAAAAGTTTCTTAAAGAAACCAGTCTGCCGAAGCCTAAAAAGTCTACCACATCTTGCCACAGATTGCAAGCATATAATACTTTAAGGCTAAGACCATGCTCTAGCTATCCATTTAGTTCCTAATATGCTGTCATATTTAGGAGTTATAACTACATAGCTTTTGCCCTTGTTAAATATAAACCACTTATCTTCTTTGATACTCATGGATTTATTATATTTGAAACCTTTGTTTTGATAATGGTTAAATGCCAAGTCATGTGTTCTAAAGTTCATTAGTCCTCCTCACTATTATTATTTTCTTCAATCTCTTCTAATAGTCTTTCAACTAAATCCCAATCTTGTATAATCTTAACCTTTTCCATTTTAACCTCCTTAGGTTTATTAGTTTATAAAATTGCCTGTCTGCCGAGACCCTAAAATTCTAGCAAATTTCGGTGGAAATTGCAAGCATACTCTAAGATAATATACGGCAGGAAATATATTAAAGACTTGTTGTTTTGTAAAATCTTTAAAGATATAACCGCTAGGTCGCTCTGCCTAGCCTTTAAAATTCTAGCAAATTTTGGCGACAAAATCCACTATCTCTTAGGACAATATAGGGCAGAAAATATATTAAAGAGATGCTGTCTTGAAATAAAAAATTTAAACAAGGCATAAGTTTAATTAGTTTTTAATATACCACCCAAGTTTTCTAAGTAAATTTTAAAACTTTCACAGCTTTTTAACAGCTTTTAAACAGATTATTAACAAGTTATCCACAGCTTATTAACACGCCCTCCACCTGTTGCCCCAATTCAAATTTCATTTTCGGAATAGAGGTCCTATTTCTTTAATAAGAATAGGATACTTAATATGGTATGGTCTCCTTAAAAAAAGAAGACTTTACAGGATGTAAAGCCTACTTAGTAACCCTTATAGACATAAAAAAAGAGCAAGCCCTTTTCAGAACTTACTCTTTTTCTTTAGCTAATTAACTAAGCTTCAGGATTGCTTTCTATGTAAGCATTTATCATGTCTTTAAAGACCTTTGGAAGTGCCTTCTTTGAGAACAGAGTATTAGCTTGCTGAAAGGTTAGTTTGTTGGCTTTAATTAATCCATAAAGGCAACCTAACAATTGCTTCTGCAATTTCCAATCCATTGTGCCATTCTTTCTTTTGGCAAATTTAAAACTCAAAGCTCTTACTTGATTATAAGTAGCAGGTTGAGATAGACGCTCTTCGTCTATTTTATTTAT